CGGGAATGTCGAACTCGGGAACTTCGCCGTGCACGTCGAACGGTGGGGCGTCGCCTGCGTTGAACATGACCTTGTCCAGGTGGGCGTCCAGGGCGTCCTGCAGGTGTGCCCACGCGGGGTCGATGCGTGATTCCATCTCGGCGAGCATTTGGCGGGTGAGCGCCTGGCCTTCGAGGCTGGTCGGCTGCACCTTCAGCATGCGCAGGACGCGCTGGGCGACCTTGGCCGCACCGGCGCGCACCCACTTGCCGAACTTGCCGGAGAGAGCCTCCCAGGCGCCCGCGAGGAGGAACCGCTGGTCAGCGTTGAGCGCCAGGCACTGCTCGGGGCCCAGGCGGGCGGCCCAGTCGTCTACGGGCAGCGCCTGCAGTTCGGCGCGGACGGCGTCGGACAGGCGCGGGCTGGTCGTCTTCGAGCGCAGGCGGGAGCCGGCGCGGCGCAGCGCCACCTTGGCGGCCTGGTCTGCAGCGGCCAGTATCTGATCCCGTAGCGCGGTGTCGATGTCGCCGAGGTCGCGGGCGGCCGTGTCGTCGATGCGGTAGCCGTCGAGCGTGGACGCGGCCAGGAGGGCGGCCGGCGGTCGGGTGGACGCGGTGATGCCGTCCGGCGCGGTGTCGGGCGCCCCGGTGCCACCGGGCGCTGCGGGGTCCGGGTCGGCCTGCTCGGGCGGCTCCTGCTGACGTCCGGGCGGGAGCTGGGCGGGCTGCGGGAGCGCGGGTAGCGCGGCGCCGTCCTCGCGTGCGGCCCACGCCAGGATGTGGGCGGCAGTCGAGGTGTCGATACCGTTCTTCGCTGCGATCATCTGCAGCGCCTCTTCGGCGGTGGGGGCGTCGCCGTCGTTGAAGCCCAGGGCTTCGCGGCCGGCGGCCGGTCCGATCAGGATGTGGTCCAGGGCGTCGAGGGCGTCTTGCCGGCGGTTGGGGTTCTCGGTGATCTGGCCGGCGTCGTACCAGATGCGCACCCGCTTGACCTGCTCGGGCGGGAAGCCTCGCTTCGCCAGGGCGGCGCGCAGGAACGACCCGGTCAGGGAGTCCACCATGAGCCGGATGGACGGCTCCAGGTGGTGCCTGAACGTGCTGTTGTCGATCTGCCAGGCTGACCAGTGGTTGACGTCGGCCATGCCGGTCAGGATCTCGGGCGGGATGTCGAGGCTGTTTCCCATGCGCCCTAGGGCTTTGGCGAGCTTCTCCAGCAGGATGGGCGACTCTTCACGGGCGAGCCGCTCATACCGTACGGCCTTGATCTCGGCTTCGGTGCCGGTCAGCACGATGGGCACGACACCGCCGGCGTCGCCTTCGTTGGCGATCGGGGCGAGCATGGCGGCTTCAAGGTCAGCCATCCATGCGCGCCGGCGCTCTACCGGGGTCTCGGCGTCTTCGCGGGTGTTGCGCTGTTCGGCCATCGAGTCGGTGACGAACAGGATGCCGTTGGACATGATGCGGGAGCGGGAGACGGCGCGCATCTCGCGGCCCACCAGACAGATGTCCTCCAGCACGTCCTGCAGGGCGTTCAGTGCCGAGTCACCCAGGTGCGGGTGCGCGGGGTGCGGCACCCAGAGGCGGTGCAGCTCCTCTTCGTCGATCTTGATGGCTCGGGGCTGCCCGAGTTCGTTCTTCACGGTGAGCGTGCGGCCCTGCACGTCGATGGCCTCGACGGACCGGATCTTCCACACCTCCTCACCGGTCAGCTTGTCGGTGTAGCCGTGCAGCCAGCAGTCCCCCGCAACGTCGAAGTTCTCCGACCAGACCCCGAGGAACTCGTAGCCGGCGCCGAGCGGGAGCCGCTCCAGTTCCTCCTCTGCGGCGGCGCACAGGTCTTCGGGCAGGGTGACGCGGGCGCGCTTCTCGGCGTCGTCGTCGTTGCGCAGGTCAACGGGGATCGGTTCGTCGTCGTCGCTGATGATCTCGGCGACGTAGAAGCGCACCCGTGAGATGGCTCGGGCGCGGAACTGCAGGGCGAACCGGAGTTCACCGATCATGTCCCGGTAGCGCCAGGCCAGGGACTGCCAGGGCTGGCGGTTGCCGGCGACAATGCGGAGCTGGTCCGCGCTCATGCGCCCGATCTTGACGCCGGACGCGCGCAGGACGGAGGGGGCGCGGCGTGCGTCGCGGACCCGGTCGAACGACAGGCGTAGGCGCTCCAGCGCGTTCGGGTCGACTCCGGCGGCGTGGCCTTCGGCGTGGGTGGCCACGCCTTCCCGTAGCGTGTCGTCGATGGTGCTGGCGAACCGCGCCCACCTGCTCATTCAGTCCTCCGGTTCAGTCGGTGAGGGTGGCCAGCAGGCCGATGACGGCGGACGCTGCGAGTACGGCGGCCGGGTAGACCCACCAGGCTCCGGTGGAGGCGAGCAGGGCTACGGCGACGGACACGTAGGGGCCGGCGCACCACGGGCAAGTGATCAGGTAGGCCAGGGGCGCGTTGCCGTCGTAGGCGGTCACCTTCACGTTGTCGCCCGGCTGCACCTCGGTGTTCTTGCCCAGGACGCGCTGCAGGGGCGCCCACCGCTCGTTTGCCCAGTCGCTGACACGCAGGCGCAGGGGGCCGAACGGGAAGGCGTCCGCGACCACCAGGCGGGTGATGCGGAAGGCGGCCAGCAAGTTGATGGCGACCAGCCACGGGTTGGTGATCCATCCGAGATCCACGGTCACCTTCCTTCTGTCGCGTTCGTGGCCAGCGCTACACCGTCGGCCCACGAGATCACGTTTCGGGACCAGGTGGGCCGCCATCCCTTCAGGCCGCGTGCCGCGCACCCGCATCCGGCGGCGGGCTGCACGTTCACGGTGCCGGCCACGGTGACGATGGGGATGCCGGCATTGCGGGCAGCGTAGCCAGACACTGGCTTGCGGGTCTCGTCGAAGAGCACCGAGGAGTACCAGGTGGGCAGCGCGCCCGAGGTGAACGTTTCCGGCTCGGTGGGCGCGGCACGGTACACGTAGAGACCCTGCGGGGTCAGGAACACCTTGCACAGGTTCCACGCGTGGTCGGAGCCGGGCACGCGCACGAATGCCGGCCACCACTGATTGATGACGGCCGTGGGGATCGGGATACGGGTCAACTCGCGGATTGCCTCGACGGCGGCCGGGTCGGTCACCTCGATGTCGATGGTGGCGCCCGTGTTCAGCTGGTCGGCCAGCTCCTGCACGTCGGCCAGCTGGTCGGCCGGGTCCAGGCCCAACGTGACGGCGCCTTCGCCGAGGTGGTGCGGTTCGCCCACGGGCGCCCCGCTGGCGTCGATCTTCTGTAGCCGGATGTTCTGCGCCTGGACCCGGTCCCGCTCGAAGTTCTCTTGCATGTGTTCAGCCAGGTATCCGGTGCCAGCGGCAAAGCGGCCCGGTTCCCTGTCACCCTCGGTGGGCGTGGTGTTCTCGATGGCCGGCACCGTGGGGGTGCGGCGGTTCTTCGCTGGCATGCTCGCCTCCAGGTCGTCGCGGGTCACGCTCGGGATCATCCTACGGCCTGCACCCCCGGTCGTGGTGGGTGACCGGGGGTGCAGGTGCGTGGGGTTCAAGACGTCTCGTCGCCCCGCTCGGGCTCGGGTTGCGGGGCGTTCGGCTGGGTTTGGGTGGGGACGGGGCCGTAGATGTCTTCCTGGGTGCGGGGGACGCGGTGCGGGTATTGGATGGGTCCGCGTCCGGGGTCGGGGCCGTGGTGGCGGCATCCGGGTTGATGGGTATGTGGCGGGTCGGCGGGCGTGCGGAATGGGGACATGTAGGCGCCGGTGATCGGGGCGGCGCCGGTCCAGTGGTCCGGTAGTCCGTCGGGGCTGGGGCCGGTGATGGCTTCGGACGGGATGTCGAGGGCTTGGGCCAGTACGGCGGTGGTCTCTTCGGGGGTGGGTGTGTGGCGGTGGCATTCGCTGCGGTTGGGGTCGCAGGCGCGCGGCCAGCAGGTGGGGCAGCTTTCGGAGGGGCGGGCCCAGTCGGTGTCGAGCTGCTGCAGGGCTGGGGTGCGCTGCGGCTCGACGGGGAGGGAGCCCACGCGCGTGCAGTCGGGGCACAGGAGGGCGCGGCCGTCGTCGGTGGCGGTCACCGGCTGGTCGGTGCGGTCGCAGCCGTCGCACAGGCCGGGGCCGTCGAGGAGTCCGGCCTGCTGCATGGCGGTGTGTAGGCCGTTGAAGGCGCGCATGGCTTCGGACATGGCGGCTCGGACGGTGGCCACGCTGGCGGTGAAGGTTTGGGCGGCGGTGACGAACTGGGCCATGTAGGTGCTGGGCGGGACGGGCTCGGGCGCCTGGTCGGGCTCGGGCATGGCGGACTCCTCGGGCGGGTCGTTGCTTCCTGGGCAGCGTCGGGTGGGCGCGTCGGGGTTGCGGTGGGCAACGACCAGGCCGTGGGTGTCGATCACCTTGGACTGGTGGCAGCCGGTGCAGGTGCCGCGTGGGCGGGGCCCGTAGACCCAGCCCACGCGGCTCTTGTGGTGTTGGCCGCTCACTTCCGCAGGGGCCCGTACCGGTAGTTCATGATGCCGGCGTTCAGGGTGAGGATGGCGAGCCATCCGGCGGCGGCCAGGCCGGCGGGCGTCCAGCTGTCGAGGAGCGGCACCAGCACGGCGCCGGTGAGCAGCGCCAGGGCGGTGGTGATTCCCGATATCAGGCTGGTGACGCGCCGGCGGGCGTCGTCGTCGCGGGACTGCCGATTGCGCTTGGCCAGGTACTCGGGGGACAGGATGCTGTCTTCGCCGTTCACCGGCTGGCTGGCGGTACCGGCGTTGCCGGGGTCGTTGATGGGCATCGGGTGTTCTCCTCGGTTCAGTTGGACCAGATCGGGGTGGGGACGGGCACGTCGCGCAGGACGGGGAACGGCGACGTGTGGGACTGGGGGCGGCGCGGCTCACGGGTGCCGGC